GATTGATAACATCATAAAAAGTTCAAAGGATAAATTTGAACAAATAAAACAAAATTATGGGAATGTATACAAAATTGATTTGCCAGACGAACAGATCGCTAGAATGCTTGATTTCGATAAGCCATTAAATCAGCAATCCTCAGAAATTCAAGCGCTTGCCAAACAGTACGGGCTTATAGATTCAGATCATTTTGGCGGAGATCTGGTTGCTGCAATGGGTGCAAAGCGTCCTTTGGGAGCAGAAAAAATGCGTCAGGCCGGTGTTCCTGGGATTAGATTTTTAGACCAAGGCTCTAGATCTGGGGGGAAGGGCACATCAAACTTTGTTGTCTTCCCTGGAGAAGAAGAACTCTTACGCATTCTTGAGCGTAATGGGGTCCCCATCACAAGCCTGCTAGACTAAACCACCATCGTAAGACAACTTAGCCCGATGGCCCGAAAGGAATCGGATTGAAACCCCAAATCGAAACGCTGGACATTAACTCGCTCATTCCATACGCGAGGAACGCCAGAACACACTCAGAAGCCCAGATCGCCCAGATCGCGGGTTCCATTAAGGAATTCGGCTTCACCAATCCCATCCTGATCGACAAGGACAACGGGATCATCGCTGGTCATGGCCGAGTTGCCGCAGCGAGAAAGCTAAACCTCACAGAAGTCCCCTGCATCCGTCTAGAGCATCTCTCAGAGACTCAGCGGAAGGCTTACATCCTGGCAGACAACAAGATCGCCCTTAACTCTGGGTGGGAGACCGAACTCTTATCCACAGAGCTTGAGGAGCTGAAAGACCTCGGGATCAACCTCGAAAGCCTTGGTTTTGACTCAGACGAGATTGACGCGCTCCTGAACAAAATTGAACCCACGGCAGGACTTACGGACGAGGACGAAGCCCCCGAGGTTCAAGAGCAGGCTGTTACTAAGCCTGGGGATATCTGGGTGATGGGCAACCATCGGCTTATGTGCGGGGACTCAACCAATATCCAGGCAATGGAAACCTTAACGGGTGGGCAGCTTGTGGATATGTGGCTGACCGACCCTCCGTATAATGTGGCTTATGAGGGCAAGACAAAAGACGCCCTGAAAATCCAGAACGACTCAATGGACGGCGACCAGTTTCGTCAGTTCCTGCGGGATGCTTATGTGGCCGCAGATGCGGTTATGAAGCCCGGTGCGGTGTTCTACATCTGGCACGCCGACTCGGAAGGATATAACTTCCGCGGGGCCGCTAAGGACGCGAACTGGACGGTTCGCCAGTGCCTGATCTGGAAAAAGCAAACGATGGTTATGGGTCGCCAGGACTATCACTGGAAGCACGAGCCGTGTCTATATGGCTGGAAGGACGGCGCTGGCCACCTCTGGGCTGCGGATCGCAAGCAAACCACCATTTTGGAGTTTGACCGTCCAAGCAGGAACGCCGAGCACCCAACCATGAAGCCAGTTGCCCTGTTCGAGTACCAAATGCTCAACAACACTAAGGGCGGCGACATTATTCTAGATTCGTTCGGGGGATCAGGTACAACCCTAATAGCCGCAGAGAAGAACGGACGAGTAAGCCGCCTGATGGAGCTAGATCCAAAGTACTGCGATGTAATCGTAAAGAGATGGCAGCAGTTCACCGGCAAGAAAGCCATACTGGAGCAAACGGGCCAAACTTACGAAGAACTTACACAGAAATCGGAGATACAAAATGGGTAGCGGCATCCCTCATAAGCCAACTGATGAAAACAGGCGGGTAGTAAAGATGCTGAGTGCGGTTGGCACTCGGTATGAGGACATCGCCACTAAGCTAGGAATTACAGACGACACCCTTCGTAAGCACTACAAAGTAGAACTAGATGAAGGTCGGATCGAGGCCAATGCTTCTGTTGCCCAGACTCTTTATCAGCAAGCCAAGAACGGAAACACCACCGCGGCGATCTTCTGGCTCAAAACCCGAGCACAGTGGCGGGAGAATGATCGCCTGGAGGTTACTGGGGCTGATGGCACTCCGCTGCAGATGGTTGTCTCATGGGCAAGCGAGAAATCATAATTCCCTACGCTCCTAGAGAGCCGCAGCTCGCCATCCATAAGATGATGGCCGAGAAACGCTTTTCGGTAGTAGTGGCTCACCGAAGAATGGGAAAGACAGTCGCTGCCCTGAACCACATCATCAAGGAAGCGATCCAGAACCAAAGAGAGGCCCCTCGGTACGCTTACATTGCCCCGACTTATGGTCAGGCAAAGCGGGTGGCCTGGGACTACCTTCTCAAATATACAGAGCCTCTCAAGGCAACCCCGAACATCTCGGAGCTTAGAACCGACTTCTGGGGACGCAGAATCCAGCTTTACGGCTCAGACAACCCTGATTCACTCCGAGGTCAATACTTTGACGGGGTGATTCTGGACGAGATCGGGGACCAAGACCCCAAGATTTGGACCGACATCATTCGTCCTGCGCTCTCTGACAGACTAGGCTGGGCGCTGTTCCTGGGGACTCCCAAGGGAAACAACCACTTCAAAGCCCTAAGGGACCAGGCCGAGGACGAAGAGGACTGGGGACTGCTGGAGTTCAAAGCCTCACAAACCAAGCTCATAGACGAGAACGAACTCAAAGCCGCCCGTAAGGAGATGGGCGAGGACAAGTTCAACCAAGAGTTCGAGTGCTCCTTCAATGCTGCGGTTGAGGGGTCTTACTACGGCTCCCTGATAAACGACCTTGAAGAAAAGGGCCGTTTGTGTCACATTGACCGGGACGATCTCTGCAGAACTTACACGGCCTGGGACTTAGGCGTTTCTGATTCAACTGCGATTTGGGTGATCCAAGCTGTAAATCAGGAGTACAGAGTCTTAGATTTCGTGGAAAATCACGGGGTCGGATTGGATTGGTATGTCAACTGGATCAAAGAGAACAGATGGCACACCGCCGAGCACATCCTCCCTCACGATGTGGAGGTCAGGGAACTCGGCACGGGACGCAGCCGCAAGGAAATGCTCCAAGAGGCTGGCCTGCAGATCACTGTCGCACCACGCTTGTCGGTAGCAGACGGGATTCAGGCAGTAAGGCGCATCTTGCCCAAGTGCTGGTTCAATGTCCCTCAAGTACGGCAGGGTTTGGACGCACTCAGGAACTACCGAAGAGAGTTTGACGAGAAGCGCAATGTCTTTTACGACAAGCCGCTTCACGACTGGGCCAGCCACGCATCGGACGCATTCCGGTATCTGGCTGTTGGAATGAGCGAAACCTCCCAATGGGACAAGCCGCTTAAAACAAACACTCGGTGGATCGTGTGATGTGGATCACAAGCCAAGGAAATCTCCCGCAGCGGATCGCTGAACTGGAGCGCCGCATCAAGGCGTTAGAGGAACTGTATGAACGAGAACGCGCTGAAAGCACAACTCGAGGCCGAAATAGACGGAGCAATCGGGTATCTCCAGACGGAGACAACCGAGCAACGCACGAGGGCGCTGGAGTATTACCTTCGCTATCCGTACGGGAATGAGATAGAAGGCCGCTCCCAGATCGTCACCGGAGAGGTGGCAGAGGTCATTGATGGGGCGCTTCCTCAGCTGATTCGGATCTTCACCGCTTCTGATGATGTGGTGCAGTTCGAGCCTGTCGGCCCTGGAGATGAGGCCAAAGCAAAGCAGGCAACTGATTACGCAGGCTGGGTGTTCTACAAGGACAATCGCGGTTTTGCGATCATGCATGACTGGTTCAAGGACGCGCTTCTTGAGAAGGTCGGTGTTGTCAAGGCTTACTGGGACGATTCAGTCTCGGTGATTAAAGAGACCTATGAGGGTCTGAGTGATGATGAGCTGGTCATGCTGATGAGCGACCAGACTCAGGAGATCGTTGCTCAAGAGACTGTCTCTTATCAGATCTTTGATCCCAATGGTCAGCCCGTCATGGGGCCAGATGGGATGCCGGTGATGAACACAACTCACACCGTGCAAGTCAAGAAGAAGAAAAAGGTTGGATCGGTCAAGATCGTCAATGTCCCGCCCGAGGAGTTTCTGATCTCCAAACACGCCCGGACGATTGAGGATTCTCCGTTCACGGCTCATCGCCGATTAATTCCCAGGTCCGATCTTGTGGCGATGGGATTCGATTGGGAGACGGTTCAGAACCTTCCCACTTACGATGATCTGTCATTCAGCCCTGAGCGAGTGGCTCGGTTCTCTGAAGGCGAACAACCATCGGATCAAGAGTCCTACGATCCTTCAATGCAGGAGGTCGAGGTCTACGAGTGCTATGTCCGTGCGGATATGGACAACGATGGCCTGGCCGAACTCCTGCAGGTCTGGTATGCAGGTTCCAAGATCCTTGAGATGACTGAAACGGATTACATCCCGTTTCACGCTTTGTGCCCGATCCCGGTTCCGCATAAGTTCTATGGTCTGTCTCTTGCAGACAAGACGATGGACATCCAGCTGCAGAAGTCCACGATCACCCGCCAGATGCTGGACAACCTGTATCTGACGAACAATGCTCGAGTCGGGGCCGTGGAGGGTCAAGTCAACCTTGACGACCTCTCGACAATGACTCCTGGCGGGATTGTTCGGATGAAGAACCCGAATGCGGTGGTTCCGATGTCCGTCCAGCCGGTGGCTCAACAGGCCTTCCCGATGCTGGAGTATCTGGATCAAGTCCAAGCCAAGCGGACTGGTGTATCGGATGCGACTCAAGGACTGGACCCGAACATCCTTCAGAATGTCACGGCCACTGCTGTAGCAGCATTCCAGAGTGCTTCGTCAGGCAAGCTGGAACTCATCGCCCGAATCTTTGCTGAGACGGGTGTTAAGTCTTTGTTCAAGGGCATCTTGCATCTTCTGTGCAAGTACCAGGACAAGCCCCGCCTGATTCGGATGCGTGGTCAGTATGTGCCGATGGACCCTCGTGAGTGGTCCAATCAGTACGATGTGACGATTTCTGTGGGGTTGGGAACTGGTAACCGCCAAGAACAGATGGCGATGCTGGCAATGATTCTCGACAAGCAAGAGAAGATCCTGCAGCAGTTTGGACCGGCCAATCCTCTTGTGTCTGTGGCTCAGTACCGAGACACTCTGGGACGGATGATTGAGGCAGCAGGGTTCAAGGACTCGGCCACTTTCTTCAAGCCGATCACGCCTGAGATTGACCAGGCTCTCTCCAATCCTCCTCCGCAGCAACAGCAACCTGATCCCGCCATCCAAGCGATGATGATGCAGGCTCAGGCCCAGTTGGAGATTGACCGTCAGAAGGCAATCGCGGATATTCAAGCCAAGCGCGAGAAGGCCGCAGCAGAGATCCAACTGGCTCGAGAGAAGGCTGCGGCTGAACTCCAACTCAAACAGCAAGAGTTCGAGGCCGAGGTCCAACTCAAAGCCGCCAAGCTCGGCGCTGGCATTTCCTCCAATGTAGAGATTCCGGGGTAAGTCATGGCACTTCTTGAAATGCGCGGTGTATCAGGTGAGTTCGATGAGCCGATCTATCCGACTGGAACGCCAAGGACGATCACCACATCCTCGGGTCAGACTTACAACTATGACGATGTAGTCAATCTGATCCTTGCTCGATATGCGGAGGGCAAAAATCCAGCTCTAGCGGTTAAGTCCGCTCTTCAGCTTGGCTTCCCAGAGGATGTGATCCGCACTCTTCCTGGTGTTGATGCCCAAGCATTTGAAGAAGGAAAGCGGCTAATTGAGTCAGGCGCATTCGTAGAGCAAGCCACTGGAACTATGGCCGACATTCAGCAAGCCGCTCCGGTAGGCTCTGCTCAATACAACGCTCGGATTGCTGCTGGCTTAGATGCGTTTGGATTCCCTCCTGAAGAGGTTGCCAAGCTCAAGGCTCAAGGTCTATATGGACCTGGAAAGCAGTTTGACCCTGGCACTCCTGAGCGGCAGCCGCTATCTGCAGCGACTGAACCTGGACCATCTACGCAAGGAACTAGCATGGCACAAACCTCATTGGTTCCGGCAGATGTCAAGAGCCAACTAGACGCATTCGGCCCATACGACCCAAATAGCGAAGTTTGGTATTACGGTGGTCCTCAGATCGTTTCTAACGGGAAGATTTACCGCAAAGATCCGTCTGGGAATATCGACATCACTGTTGCTGGTGGTGGTCCTGGAAGTCTCCAGCAAGTGGTTAGCCCCACCGGAGAACTTCTTCTGAGCACAACGGACACAGGGGAAACCTCGCGCCTAATGGCATTTGCTCAGAACGCTCTCCCGGCTGCTGCGGCTGCTGCTTTGCTTGGACCGGCCGGTGCTGGACTTCTGAGCACTCCTGCTGCGGCTGCGGCCGGTGCTGGCGGCACGACTTTGGCAAAGGGCGGGTCTGTTGAGGATGCTCTCAAGGCGGCGGTGCTGTCGGGTGTCGCAGCTTATGGGCTAGATTACCTCTTGGCATCGCCAGAACTTTTGGCTGCTCGAGAACTTGCTTCTTCAGGGATGTCTGAGGAAGCGATTGCGGACACCCTTATTAGCCGTGGAATTAGCCCAAAAGTGGCTATTGAGGCTGCTTCTAACGCCACTGGACTACCGGCTGCTGGCGCAAATCGTGGAATTGGTACAGTAACACCAACTGGCACCGCACCGCTTGGTGGTGTGATTGAGTCAACTTCCCTTGCCGGTGCTGGGAATCTCGCGGGAACTGTTGCCCCTGCTGCTGCTGCTACCGCTCTGCCGGTCCTAAGCGCACAGACTCCTGGCCTATTGAATCAGCAAGTCCAAGTTCAAAGCCAAACAGGTGGAACACAACAGGCCGCAACCACGGCCATTCCCGGTGCTGGTGCTGGGCTTTTGGCTCAGACACAAACTGTGCCAGTCACAAGCCAAACCGGGGCCACGACCCAGCAAACCGTTGCTCCGGTGGCAAATCTGCTAACAGCAACTGCACCAACACAAACAGTTCCCGTTTCAAGCCAAACGGCCACGACAACTCAACAGACCGCAGGACCGGCTGGAGCAATGCTCGGAACTGCAATCGCTCCAACTCAGACAGTTCCGGTTGAGACTCGGACAATCCCAACTCAGGAGCGAGCCGTTACGATTCCTGTTGTTCCGTCTGGAACCGTCACTGTCACTGGAAACCGAGAAGTCCCAATTTCCACTGCGCTAATCCCGGCTGGTGCTGCTGGCGCTGCCGCAGGAGTTACCGCTCCCGCAACGCCGACAAGCCCATTTAGTGCAACCGACGCTGCTCTAGCCGCTCTCCTTCTTGGAGGCGCTGGGTCTTTGCTGAATCAATCCCAATCGGGTGGATTCACGATGGACCAAGGACTAGCAAACGCAATCATCAACGCACCTCGCCCAACTTATCGAGGTGGAGTGGGTGGATACCAAATGCCGGGAATGTTCCAGATCGCCACAACGAATGTGTATAACCCATTCGCCACAACCGCTCCGTTTGGTACGGGCCGATTCGGTGGATTCTCTGCTCCGATAACTCTTCCCCGTGGGCTGGTATGAATAAGGCAGAACGCGCTCAAACCCTCCTGAGTGACGACTGGTTTCAGGAAGAAATAGAGGCTATCAGGAAATCACTGATAAGCCAGTTGACCAACTCAGATGAGATGGACATTGACATTCGAGAGCGGTGCTATTTGAAATTGCGCGTACTTGATGAAATAATGGGACACTTTTCTTCGATTGCCTCTAGCGACCAATTGGTCAAGCGGCGGTGGAAGATTCTGTAAGCGGCCAGGCGCATCCTGGTAAAACTTAGGGAACTCAAATGGCAGACACCGACCCGCAAGGGAGTGTTTCGATGTCGGTGAACGATGCTGCAGGCGCGATTCTTGGCCTGATGGAGCCTCCCCAGGAAGCTGAACAAGCCACTCCTGAAGCTCCAGAACCCCAAGAGCAAGCCCAAGCGTCCGAACCTGAAGAGCTTGAAACCCAAGAAGTCGAAACTGAACCTGAACCGCAGCGATTCCGTGTGAAAGCCGCTGGCGAGGAAAGGGAAGTCACTTTCGATGAACTGGTGGACGGGTATCAGAAGGGGCTGGACTACACCAAAAAGAGTCAGTCCGTAGCAGAGCAGCGTAAAGCTGTCGAAGCAGAACGGGCCGCCATTGAACAGGCAAAGCAAGCGAGGGACGCCTACTCGCAGCGCCTAAACCTGATCGAAGAGTTTCTGAGTAAACAAAACGAAGGGGAAGACCTCAATGCGTTGAAAGAGGTTGACCCCATTGGTTACGCAGTCAAGGTAGCAGAGCGTACTGAGCGAGAGAAGCAGCTTGCGATGGTTCAAGCCGAGCAGCAGCGAATTGCACAACAGCGATTCGCCGAGCAGCAGGCCGAACTCCAGCAGCGACTCCAGCAGGAAGCAAGGCGCGTGGCTGAGGTTATTCCTGAATACGGGGACGAGAAGAAGAGCAACGAGGTTAAGAAGCAAATCCGCGACTTCGCAAAAGAAGTGGGTTTCACTGACCAAGAGTTAGCTCAGGCTTACGACTCCCGACAGGTTCAGGTGCTGTGGATGGCGGCTCAATATGCGAAGCTCCAAAAGCAGAAGCCCGAGGTAACCAAGAAGGTACAAGACGCACCGAAGATGCTCCGTCCAGGCGTTGCAGCAAACCAAAAGGCTGCTGCAGACGAGAATGTCAAGAAAGCTCACTCGCAGTTGAGGAAGTCTGGAAAAGTCTCTGATGCTGCGGCCCTGTTTGAACGAATGCTCTAGGAGTCCAAAATGACCCAATTCCGTACCTACGCTGCCATCGGTATGCGTGAAGACCTGTCTGATGTGATCTACAACATCAGCCCGACTGACACCCCGTTTATGAGCACGGTTGGCAAGACCAAGGCCACCGCTGTTTATCACGAGTGGCAGACCGACTCGCTGGCCGCTGCTGCCGCCAACGCCGCTGTGGAAGGTGCTGACGCATCGACCGCTACCCTGTCGCCCACGACCCGTGTTGGCAACCGCACCCAGATCAGCCAGAAGACCATTGGTGTTACTGGCACCCTGGAGGCTGTTGACAAGGCTGGCCGTAAGTCTGAAAAGGCTTATCAGCTTGCTAAGGCTTCGTCCGAAATCAAGCGCGACATGGAGTTCACGCTGCTGAACAACACCGTCCAGAGCAACGGAACCGCTGGTTCTACCGCTCGCGTGTTGGGTGGCCTGCAGACCTGGCTGGCAACAAACGGCGACTTCGGCGTTGGTGGCTCGGCTGGCGCTTCTGGCACTACCGCTCGCACCAATGGCACGAACCGCACCTTCACGGAAGACATCCTGAAGACGGTTGTGAAGGAAGTGTTCGAGTCCGGTGGTAGCCCGAAGATCCTGATGGTCACGCCTGCTCACAAGCAGACCGTCTCGGCCTTCGCCGGTATCGCTGCACAGCGTTACATGGCTCCTTCGGATGCCCCCACGACCATCATCGGTGCTGCCGACATCTATCTGTCGGATTTCGGCTCGATGAGCGTGGTTCCCAACCGCTTCATGCTGTCGGGCAATGCCGCAAACGAAGTGGCTTTCGTGCTTGACCCCGAGTACGCCGCTATCGCTTATCTGCGCCCCTTCCAGACGCAGGATCTGGCGATTGTTGGCGATGCCGAGCGTACTCAACTCAAGGTTGAATACACGCTTGAGGTTCGCAATGAGGCAGCTCACGGCCTGATCGCTGACTTGAGCTGATCTTCGGTAGCAAGTAACTAAGGGGGCCGGGGCAACTCAGCCCCCTTTTTCACATGAACATCAACGAATTCGCCAAGACCGCCAAAGTTGTAGATCGCAAGGCCCATAAGACCGATGATGGTGGGCTAATTATCGAAAGCACTCAAGATGTTTCTGGGATCATTGAATCCAATAAGAAGCAATTTAATGCTTACGATGAACGCGCCCGATGGAGCGATCATGTGTTTGGGAATAAGATCGCATCTGTTCCGTTGACCGTGATTGATGAGCTGAACAAGCAAGGCATCATGCGCGGATTCCATGTGCTGGATCAGGCTCGTTTCAAGGCCTGGCTGAACCATCCTGACAACAGAGCGTTTCGCACCCGTCCTGGGAGGATTTGATGGCTCTCGCAACATACTCAGACCTCAAGACCTCGATTGCGAACTATCTCGCTCGGTCTGATCTGACGACACAGATTCCTGACTTCATCACCCTTGCGGAGAATCGTCTACGCAGGGAGCTTCGCACTCGCAAGATGCTCAAGCTGGTCTCGGCCACGATGACCGCAAACGACAATACTCTGTCGCTGCCTGCTGATTTCCTGGCTTTGCGGGACATATATCTTGCAACGACTCCGGTCTCAAATGTGACCTTTCGAAGCCCTGCCATCTTCTTCAGCAATGCTCGGGTTACAGATACGGGAGTGCCAAAGGATTACACGATCCTTGATGCTGAGTTCCAGTTCGCTCCGATACCGGACACGAACTACACGGCAAAGATGCTTTACTACGCAGCGCCGACCTATCTGAGCGACTCAAACACTACGAATGTGTTCATCTCGAACTATCCAGATGCACTTCTGTATGCATCTCTTGGAGAGGCCGAGCCGTATCTGATGAATGACGAGCGTCTTGCTACTTGGGCGGCTCTGTATCAAAGGGCAGTTGATTCGATCACCTCATCTGACGATCAGGACGAATACTCTGCTGTTCCCCTCACGATGACTCTTGCACGGAGATAAACATGGCTGAAATGTCGAACTACCTGGAGAATGCGCTAATCAACGCAACTCTGCGGAACACTTCCTACACCTCTCCCACGACTGTCTATCTGGCTCTCTACACGAGTGATCCGACAGACGCAGATACCGGGACCGAGTGCACTGGGACTGGATATGCGCGTCAGGCGATTACTTTTGGTGCGCCTTCCAACGGTGTCAGCACGAACTCTGCAGCGATTGAGTTTGCTCAGGCCGGTAACTCTTGGGGCACGATCACCCACATTGGGATTCGTGACGCTCTGACCACTGGCAATCTGCTGTATCACTCACCGCTGGATGCTTCCAAGACCATCGCCACTGGTGATGTGTTCCGTGTGGCCGCTGGATCTCTGAGCGTGACGCTTGCCTAATGGCCGATCTGCTCCCACCGTGGTCAATCGACTCCCTTGATAACCTCAAGGCGAGCATAGATGACCTCACGCTGACGCTTGATAGTCCTCTCTATCAAACATCAGTAACGCTGTGGGACGCATACGCATCTGTCACTGCAAGCGCATCGGCAGTTTGTGACGCTACACGGGTTCAGTTTGCATCTGCGTCAATAACGGCATCTGCCTCTGCTTCTTGTGATGCAACGAGGGTCCAGTTTGCCAATGCCGCGATAACCGCCAGTGCAGATGTAACAGCGGCTGCGATCCGGGTTCAATTTGGATCTGGGCAGATTGATGCGGCGGCGACAGTAACTTGTGACGCACAGAGGATTGCAGAGGCTTCAGCAGCGATCACCGCTCAGGCCGATGTAACCGCAAGCGCGATCAGGGTCAGAACCGCAGATGCCGCGATAACTGCTTCTGCAGATGTCTCGGCAAGTGCTATCCGAGTCCAATTCGCAGATGCACAAGTAAGTGCAAGCGCAACAGTTTCTGCAGCAGCTCAGATCGTCAAAGACGCAGCTGCTCAGATTACCGCTTCTTCTACTGTTACCTGTAACGGTGGACTTGTCGCAAGCGCATCGGCTCAGGTTGAGGCGTTGGCATCTGTTTCCTGCATTGGAAATGCTCGGTTTGCTGGTGATGCCGCTGTAACGGCTTCTGCGATAGTGACCTGCATCGGGTTCAAGCAGGGCCAGGAATGGAGTCCGATTGCACCTTCAGAGCAGGCATGGACGGTAATCAATCCTGGCGCGACAATCTGGACTGATGTTCCAGAAGGCTCAACGACCTGGAACCCTGTCTCTGCAGGTTCAACGACCTGGACGCAATCCTCAGCAGGATCGACAACATGGAACAACGCCTAAATTTCGGTGAGTGGCTTCCAGACCAGCCTGGTTTGGTTGGAGCACTTCAAGACGCGAAGAATGTGATCCCGCAGACTGCTGGATATGGCCCATTCCCTCAAGAGATGGACTATTCAAACAGCGCATCTGAGAACCTTACTGCGGTGTTTACGGGTGAATACGGAGCTACCACCACGATCTTTGCGGGTGGCAATTCCAAGCTCTTCAAGTTTGACTCCACCAATCGAAACTTGAGCGATGTCTCAAAAGTTGGTGGATACACAGGAAGCCAGCCATGGAAATTTACCCAATTTGGGGATGTTGTCATTGCTGCTAATGGTGCTCAGAAGCTGCAGGCCTGGACGCTTGGAAGCTCTACCTCATTCGCTGATCTGGCCGCTGCTGCTCCGATTGGTTCTTACATCTCGGTTGTTCGAGACTTCGTGGTGGCGGCGCACATTTCTGGGTATCCGAACCGGGTTCAATGGTCAGACATCAATGATGAAACCAACTGGACCTCTAGCGCAACTTCTCAATCCGACTACCAAGACCTCCCAGATGGCGGGAATATCGTAGGGATCACGGGTGGCGAGTTTGGCGTGATTCTTCTCGAGCAGGCAGTTGTACGGATGTCCTATATTGGAGCGCCGTTCTTCTTTCAGTTCGACACCATTTCCCGCCAGCTTGGGTGTTACGAGCAAGGCTCAATCGCCCAGTATGGTCCGCTTACTTTCTTCCTAAGCGATGACGGGTTCTATGTCTGCGATGGGCAGTCCATTAAACCCATCGGGGCTGAGAAGGTAGATCGCTGGTTCTTTGACGACCTTGACCCCGCGAATGTGGGCAAGATGAGTGCCGCCATTGATCCTATTCGTAAGGTTGTTGCCTGGTCATATCCAAATACAAGAGCTGGAAAATCAATCCTGATCTACAACTGGCAAGTCCAGCGCTGGACTTATGCTGACACAACAGCGAATTACATTGCTTCGATGGCAACCGCTGCGGTGACTTTAGAGGGTTTGGATCTCTACTCCGCTAGCATTGATGCTTTGGACACATCTTTGGACTCTCGTTTGTGGTTGGGTGGTAAGTTTGTGTTCTCTGGTATTCAGGACGCAAAGATCGTCACTTTCACCGGAGATCCGACAACCGCAAACATCGAAACCGGAGACTTCGTGGCCGGTCAAAACTCGGTTGTGAAGCTGGCCCGCCCACAAGTGGACAATGGATCTGCTTCTGTAGCGGTGGCCTCTAGAGATCGCCTAGACGATTCCATCTCCTTTGGGACTTCCGCATCTGCAGACTCCGATAACCGAGTAAGCCTGAGAAGTTTCGGCAAGTACCACAGACTGCGGGTTATCCCTAGCGGCAACTGGACCACCATTGTTGGTGTGGATGTGGATAC